TTGTAAAACTTCATTTTCATTAACTGGTGAAACTAATGTAGGAAATGCTAAGACAACTTCAAATAAATTGGGTCTAGCACCACCACCAGTTAATTTAGATTTAAAATCACTAATTTTCCTTAAAGGAATTGTCTCTTGTTGTAAACGTTCTGCCATTGTTTTAAACCTCTAAATTAAACGGAACCGATGACTTCTTCAAATGCCACACCAGTTCTGGTGGCGATAAAGTTCAGACCGATGAAGTTAATCGATCTTGCTGGCTTAATGTATATATCAGCAACAAATTCGTTACTGTCAATAATTGCAGCAGTGTTATTTGTTTCATCACAAATAACAATGAAATCTTGAATACCTCTCTTTGCTTGAACATCACGAAGGAAAGGTTCGACAATATTTACAAAGTTTGCCCTTGTAATTTCATCATTGAATTCAAAGAGTTGATCTTTTGCTGCAGCAGCAATAGCATCTTCGAGGAAAATAAAGAGACGACGAACATTGATACGATCAAATGCCGATGCCTTGGCAAATCCAGTCTTATCACCAAACAGGATAATTCCGGATCCTGGTGAGAAGATTACTGGATTAACTCTGGAAGAATAAAGTCTATCTCTTTGAAGTTTTCCTGGATTATATGCCAGTTTTACGGCATTGAGAATAGTTCCTCTAGAAGTTCCGGCAGGTGAGAACCATGGGAAGTTATTGATGTCATTTCTAGCACAAGTTCCGGCAATGTCTCCATTTAAAGGGATATATCTGAATACATCATTAAATCTATCATACATGTACTTATAACCACTATCAAATACTCCATATGAAGATGAAGTAATTGGATCAAAGAAATCAATTACATTTGTAGTTGCATCATCTACAGATTTAATGAGTGCTGTTGTCCCATCATCACCATCACTAGCATCAGTAATAATAGCACCTCTATGTGGTGAAATAAATGCAACTGCATCTTTTCTTGATTCTGCAACAGCAATCAATTTGGCTGCAAGTGCTCTGGTCTTATCTATTCCATATTTTCCAGAACCCATCAGAAGGAAATCAACATCTACTTCTGATTCATTTTCAAAGAGTCCATAACCAGTAACTAAATCATCAAGACCAGAATCAAGTGCTCCAGTTGTTGTGGTATTTTCTTTTCCACCATAATTTTTACCACCTTTTAATTCAAGATCTAAAGGACCAACGGCATTAAAAATATTTGGACCATTGGCATCATCTGCCCTTTGATTCCATCCACCGTCTTGGAATTCATCAAATCCGGTTGCAAATCCAGTATTTACCTGCAAGGTCGTTACCCCTGCACCGGCAAATACATATTCAGAATTAACTTCCAAATATCTATTCCAATAAGATGGAGAACCTACAGAGAATTCTGCATCAGATGCCTTGGAAAGATTTAAATGTTTTTCAAGAATCGTTCCGGCATTTCCGGTAATTGTTCCTTTACCATCAATTACGACAACATGAATTTCATCATTTCTTGCTCCTCTTGCCTCAGCATACGCAGAAGTTCCTGGAGCATTTGCTAATGTATTCCACTTAACCGTAGAAACAGTTTCATCTCCCCCAACAGATGATGAACTTAATGCCAGTTTTTGCTCTCCGAACCAATCAACAGCACTAGTTACTGCTGTAGAACCAAATGAAACTGATTGACCTGCAGTATGAATGGCAACAGATCCAGATCCACTAAACTTATAAAGACCATTATAATCCTGAACTGTCTCTGTTCCAGCAGCAGATACGTGAGAAACAACCTTTACATCTACAGATTCGGAATTAATCCCTGTAATAATTCCTTTAAGATGTCCGTCAAGCAGTGAAGTTGTTCCTACACCGGGAAGAACTGCTTCGAAAGTCTGTGTAATACCCATTCCGACGACGAGATCAGATGCACCACCATTAATGGTGGTAGTATCAATTCCTAATCTCTGATCTGCCTGAGCATCAATAATAGCAACTCTAATTTCATTTGCCCAAGAACCAGGATTTTTTGCAATTATATTAACACCATTTTTTGGTGTTGTTGGATAATTTAATTCTACATAATGATCACGACTCTTTACTTTGAGATCTATACTAGTATCAGTGGCATTTTTAAGACCAGAATCATCTGCTCTGACGACATTCATGATGCCACCATAAGCCAAATATGATGATGCTGTCATCCAAGTTTCATAGTGCTTGTCTACATCATATGGTTTTCCAAATGTATCAACTAAATCATTTTCTGTGTTAACTCTAGTTACTGTACCTACTGGACCTTTTGCAAAAGGACCGACAATACCGCCGATCTTATCAGAAGTTGCATCAACTCTACCCTGAGTAAGGTCAACTTCTCTTATCAGAATTCCAGGAGATGCTAAATTTAATGGCATCTTGCTTTTCCTCGCAATCCAAATTACCTAAAAATATTTAGGAAAAGGGGTATTTACAGTGGGGAAACGATGCATGAACTACCAATCAGGATATTCCCAAACATTACTGCACTTTTTATTACTCTTTACTCTATTAATAGTACACTCTTTACACTCATATGAATAAGAAGATGGTAGTGCTCCTCTATTTTTTCTTATAAGATAAAAGTCTTCTAATAAATTTTTTGTCTTGTGACAAGTTCTACATTCTCTATCATAAAAAAGCAGATGTTCTAAATTTATCTGACTATCAAAATCCATTACATGTAATCCCACATATAAGATCTATCTCCATATTCATCTGCATACCATCTATCTCCATCGGCATCTACAAAATTACTAGTCTCAAAACCAGTTTCTATAAATCCAAAAGGTGCCATATCCTGTTCTATTTGATTTCTCTGTTCTTCATATATTCTTTTACGAACATCATTCTCTGTCATTTCTTTGAAATAATCTTGTGCTACTAACCATGAAAATATTACAAGGCACATTGCCAAATCATCGTTACATCCTTCTTCTGCCTCAAAAGAGTTTCCTTTTTGTGCAAATGTAGTAAGTTCTGATATAATTTCATAATCTGTAGTTAGTAGTTTATCATCCTCCATCATAGTTTTTAAGTTGGAGCATCCCAACTTTTTAACTGCCGCAGTCATTCTGACTCCAAGTTGTGATTTTTTACCACTAAATCCTGTTCCTACAACTTGTCCGGCACGACCTCTCATTGCTGCCATAAGAATATTGTCGTATTCTAAATCATAGTGCATGATAGAAGCTACTTGATCTCCAATATCATTTACTTCTACTAATATCCATGCATTATTATATCCCTTCCCAACATCATTAATGATATTTGGAAATAGCATGGGTTTAATTTCATTATTTCTATATTTTGCTACTATCTTATACGGAAACTGTGTTATGTCAAAAACAATAAATGCCGAATAATCATTTCCTATTCCTCTTGCCACGTCAATTGTCAGGAGATATTCATGATTCTCCTGAGGATCTTCGTAAATATCTAATCCGGCATTTCTTTTTATGGGATTCTCGTATACAAGGTTTTTTAATTTCGCTGGATTAATAAGAGTATTAACAGAACCTAAGAACTCACATTCAAACTCAACACGAAACTGTTGTTCCGAAGTATTAGCAATAGTTGTTGCTTTCCATTTATCATCTCTACCGGGAACTTCTGACCAATGAACATCGGTGGGAATATATTCATTTTTATTTCTTTCTGCGTCATGCCACATACGGTAAAAATGATTCATACCATGTGGAGTAGATACAATAATTACCTTGGTGTTTTTACCAGAAGTAATAGTAGGATAAACAGATGCAAAGAACGAGTCCGCAACATGGTTTGGAACGAAGGCAAATTCGTCGAGGAAGAGAATGTTAAACGACATGCCTCTGACAGCACTTGCAGACGTAGAAGCTGCCAATATCTTACTGCCATTTTCTAACTCCATAGATCCTTTGTTCCAGGATAATATACCCTGTTGCATCCATTTAGGCAAGTTCTCATAAGCAGTCTGCAGTCTTTGTAGTAATTCTCTTGCAGTCGCTGCTTTGTTTGCCAGAATACCAATATTTACACTATCATTAAATACGGCATAGTGTAAAAGGTAAGATACCACCGTAGTAGATTTACCAGTCTGTCTTGGCATCTTACAGATATTAAATCTGTTATTATGAAAATTATTAATTAATTTTTCTTGAAAGTCATATGGGTGAAATTGCGTTAGACCTGCATCAAGGGAAACAATTTTTATATACTCATTAGCAAAATACACCGGATCTTCTTTACATCTGAGAAACTCAATTATTTGTTCCTCAGTGAATTGGATTGGTGTATTTGCTTTTTTTAAATTAGGATTACCAAGATATACTTCACTCATAACATCAAATTAACAATTCCAAGCTCTCAAAGATTTATTGATTCTGCTATCTGGATCATTTGCTGTTTTGGCAGAAGTAAGTTTCTTTTTCATACCTTTCATTCTTGCACAAAAACTTTTTCTACGAGGGTTCCCAACTTTCTTTGAAGGTCTCTTAAGATCGCTTCCTGGGTTCTCACGTTCATACGACTTTCTACCTTTTTCATTTAATCCTCCAGATTCATTTTTACCAGACTTTTTTGTCCAGGCAGCTGCCTCATCTAATTCAGATCTCCAATCAGAAAATTCTTCCTTTGGAACGCAATTAGGAACCATTCTACCATTCTTTTTCTTCATACCCACTTGTTTGTGAGTATCCCAACAGGGATCTTTTTTTTCTTTGATTTCAGTTTCTTCTTTCTTCACACAGTTATTATAAGTTTTACCAAACATCTTTTTGGTTCCCTTCTTTTCATATCCAGGCCAACATTTCTTTGCTTCTTCTAATTCAACTCTCCAGTTCGAGTAGTCCACAGATTCGGACTTATTACCCCAATTAGCAGCACCAACCTTACGACACTTCACAAGGGCACCTGAGGCATATGCAGAGGGCCAGACACTATATCTAGACTTTACCTTATGATAGCAGGCATCCTTGGTTCCACTACCCTTACCTTTTTTGTCTTTTGCTTCAGTTATTTCTACTTCTTCTTTTTTCATTTTCTTTTTATCGGTAGAAACGTATGTTGGTTTTGCGGCACCAGATTTTTGTTGTTGTCCTGGGTCTGCCTTTTTCTTTCTTCTCTGGGCAGAAAGTCTTTCTGCCTTACTCATACTTGCTCGTTTTGCTGACGAAACACATTTTGGTGTTCCTTCACCTGGTTCATCACTAGCGCAAGTTCCACCTGTAACGACATTGACCCATCCACCTTTACCATCTTTTGATTTAGATCCTTTAAACCATTTGTGAAGTGATCCTTCTTTTACATCTTTACTATCAAGATAATCTGCTGCAGTGTCCAAATAATCAGATGCTTTAGTTATTTTTGATTGAACCCATGCCTTAAAATTATCTTTTTTGCGTGAATGTTTTTCAATTCGTTTAGATGCTCTTCCGGCAGTTTTTAATTGATTACGAATCATTTCTGGTTCATGATCTTTGTGAGATTTACCCTCACTCATTCCTCCTCCGTTACCTCCATTAGATCCACCATTACCACCGTTATTCCCCCCAGAATCATTGCCACCATTACTACCATTTCCATTTAATGGTTTATCAATACCGACTTCTTCAGGTTCTCTTCCACCACCAGAAAATCTGGCAGTTACTTTTAAACCTTTAGAAATAGGTTTACATTTTTTGTCTGTATAACAGTAATAGTAACCTGTTTTACACTTTGACATTGTTTATTTTGGATCCGTGTTATTATTTAGAAAACCTTGTTTTAACATTTTTTGAAGTTCAGATGTAGAACCAACAAATACGGCATTGTTAGTGACACTATTTGGTGTTTTATTTCCGTCCTCCTCAAGATCTTTTATTTTCTTTTGTAGGTCTGCTAATTTATCGGTTGTATCAGCGACACTTTTAATTAATTGACCGGCAACTTCATATGCTCTGGGACTACCTCCTTCACCGGCAAGTTCCATTATACCATTAATTGCTTCTTGTCCTTTCTCAATTAATGAATATAAGTTTGCTCTTGTATATTCATAATCTTTTTGAATATCTTTATTCTCTGGAATAATTTCACCAGAAACTGGCACAATGTCATTCATATCATTATCAGTCATAACCTATTAAATGTCAGTTTTTTGAGTTGGACTATATGCTTTAGAATCTGAGAAGAAAGTGGTAGTTTCATTAAATCCAAAATCATCATCTGGTCCAAGTAGAGCATCATCTGCTTCATTTATAACACCATCATCATTTTTATCTGTTAATGCCTTTGGTGTTGCCGTATACCTTACTTCACGTTTAGCAGTTTGTGTATTCGTATCTGCATAATAATCAACTTGAACTTTTTTAATGAGACCTTCGGAACTATCGGCAACAGGACCAAATAGATATGTTTTTGCCGTAAATCTAAGAGTATAAATTAATGCTCTTCTTGTAGAAAAATCTCCTTCATAATCATCTTGAAATGATATACTATCTAAAACAATAGGAACATCTCTTTTTTCACCAATAGAACTAATTAAATCTATAGTTACATTAAATGATGGTTGGAAATATGGTAAAATTTGTTCAACAATTTGAAGTGCATCATCATTTAATTTTGAAAGAATGTTGAGTTCAAATCCAATATTATATGGTACTGGCATAAAAACTTTTTTTACGGCAGAAGTATTTTTATCAACTGCTTTAAAAGTTTGTGTAATACCTGTCTTTCTTGTAGAGTCATATTGAATATTATTCATTTCAAATGACATTCTTGGAAGAGTTATTTGAACGGGTTTGTTCAAATCTTCTTGTTGTTCTAATCTGGCAAGAAATTTTTGAGATGGTCCATATGCCAGAGGAACTTTTAAATCACTATAAGTATTTCCAGATGCATCGTCATGACGTATATTAATTTGATTAAACAATGTGCCAAAGGCAACAATTGTTTTTCTCATTATTTCATGATAGTAATAAGTCCCTAACATTAATATGTACCAAATGGGTTAGTTTCTGTAAAATCCAAAAAGGTGTCTGCTAATGTTTCTATTTGCTCACCTTTATCATATTTATCAGCAAATTCTGCAGATTGAATAAGGTCAACAGAATATTTTGCGGATGATGCCGATCCAACAATAACGTCTCCAGGAACAAATGTTCCGTTTGTTGTTCCAACTTTAAGAACATTATCGGATTTATTCCATGTTTTAACTCTAGCCGTTGCACCAGAAATTGAACCTGTAACAAGTTCATTAAAGGTAAATGTTCCAATTCCTGTAGTTGGGGGATCTGCTATCGTTACTATTGGGGCAATAGTATATCCAATACCAGGATTTACAATATGAATTGAAGTTACTTTATTTTCGGCAGAAACATTTGCTCTCACAATATCAGTTGTTAATCCAGAAGATGATAAATCTTTGTCTCCAAAAGTATTTGCAATACTTACTGTTGGTGGTGATGTTGAGGTATAACTTGCACCTTCATCTGTAATCGTAAATCCAGTAACTATACCAGAATTAATTAAAGCAATTGCAGTGGCAGTAACACCTTCTGTTGGTGGATCATCTATTGTAACATTTGGAGCATGTTTATAAAAATTTCCACCAGTCGATAAATTAAATCCAATAACGCTACCACTATCATTAACTATAGCTGTTGCTGCTGCACCAGCACTCGTTAGTGTTCCTATTGCAACTAATGGTGGAATTGGATATCCTGATCCTGGTGATACATCAAATCTAATTACACCAGATGATGTAGTTTCAATTGAGCATGTTGCTATTGCACCAGTTCCACCCCCACCTATAATTGATATAGTAGGTGTTTCGGTATATCCAAATCCTGCATTTGTTAGTAAAATTTCTTTTATTGATTGAACATTTGCTGATGTAGTTGTAATTGCTACAGCAGTTGCATTTGCAATTGGAGAACCATTTGGGGAATTTGATATAGAAACTACTGGTGTCGATGTATATCCGCTTCCATCATCATTTAAAAATATTTGTCTTACATATCCTGTTCCAATATGAGATACTGCTGTTGCTGTTGTTCCAGCTCCAATCATCAATATAGAAGTAATATATCCCTGATCTTCAAGAACACTATCAATTTCTTCTGTAGTGGTACTGAGTTGATCCCATCCACCAAGTTCATCCGAGTATTCAAATAGTTCACATTTTAATTGATAAACATAGTTTTTACCTAATTGATAAAAAGGTTGTTCATGTTCAACAAACTTTACCTCAAATAATCTTCCACCCAATGGAAAATATATTAAATCACCCTCTCTTGGTCTGCTAATAACATTAATTTCATCATCATTACGTGAATTTAATTCTCCCAAAAATGGGGCAATAAAATCCTCAAATCTTTCTTTTGAAATGGTTACGGTAAGATCATCTTTTAAACTCATTCCAAATTTGGTCATAATATCTCCGGCACCACCATATCCCTCATATGTGTTCACATATGCCTCGATAGCAAAATTATCATCAAATTTTGATGATTGTATTTCGTTTAAAACTGTATCTTGATTTACTATCTTACGGGGTAAGTAAATGACTTCGACACCATAAATCGTAAGTTGTTCATTAATCAACTCTTGGATCAGTCTTTGTTCACTTTGTGAACCTTGTAAGAAGAAGGGATTAAGTGTCATTATCCAATAAAATCGTAAGGTGGTAATTCATAATCTTGCATCATTTTAGTTCTGAGATTATCTATTTCTCTTTCGGCATCTTCATAAATTTCTCTACCGTTTAGTTCAATTCCTCCGGGAAGTTTAACTCCTCTAAACTTAATTAAATTCTGTCCCCACTGTCTTTTAATAAGTGCAGTAAGATATTGTTTTACAAAACTATCATTAAAAACTTGACTAAAGTTTGTAGGATCAAGTGCTCTATAACAATCAATTACTAAAAATGTGTCTTTTTCTTGAGCACTCCAATCAAAATCTAGATATAATCTATCTTGTCTTTTATTAAATCTAACCTGTTTATCTGTGGTTAAAAGAAAATCAATGTCTTCAAGATAAGTTTTTGTCATGGAATATTGTAGTAATTCAACAGAATTAAAATAATATAAATCATTTAAAAATAATTGGTATTTGATACTAAACATTCCACCAGAAATCGAACTGGTATCAAATTTAAATATTTTCTCTATACCGATAACTGAATCTGGGACTTGAAGATAATTTGAATTCTCATAAAAGTTAAAAGTAGTCGCTGCCCCAACAATAGTAGAAGATGCGGATGTAGTTACTATACCAACTCCTCCAGAACCTCCTGCTCTTCCTCTATCAATATCATCTTGAGTAATTTGATACTTAAGATACATTCTTTCAACACCATCAAAATGTCTTTCATTATAAAATTGTATGGCGTCATCTACCAAATCATCTATCTGATCATCATCAACATTAATTTCTAATACTGGAGCACCAAGTCTCCTAAGAGAATAATCAATTAATTCTTGTCTAGTGCTTGGTTTTGCCATCAGAATGAACCTCCATCTATGAGTCCGGCAGTTAATGTTCCGTCAATAAATGCATTACTTTGAAAAGTAGCTATACCTGAAAAAGTTGCAAGTTCTGCAATATTAAGGACATCTAAATCAGTTGTTCCATCAACATCTAAGTTACCATTGGCATCGATGTTACTAGAGAATGTAGCAGTTTCGGCAACATTTAATATATCTAATTCAGTTGTTCCATCAACATCTAAGTTACCATTGGCATCGATGTTACTGGAGAATGTAGCAGTTTCGGCAACATTTAATATATCTAATTCAGTTGTTCCATCAACATCTAGATTAGCATTAATATCAACTAATCCATTAAAAGTTGATGTTTGAGAAACATTTAAAAGTCTAAGACTTGCTAAATCACTGACAAATATATTACTATCAGTAATTGTTACTCCAGTTCCAATAGTTAATGATTTATTTGAAGAATCAATAATAATTTCGGCAGAACCAGCAGCAGTTGATTTGAAAGTTGCTATGCCAGTTACATTTAAAGTATTTAAATTGCTTTGACCAGAAACATCTAATTGAGTTACATTAGCAGTGCCACCATTAACACTGATTGCAGTATCACCTCTCTTAAGGCCAGTAGAAATGACCTTAACAGCATCTGATTGTCCTATACGAACTTTTATATCTGGCATTATCTGCTTACTCCCTCCCGAACTATTGCTGAACCTTCAACTGCTCTTGTTTTAATTCCAGAATTATCTGTAATTAAAATATCGTAAACATATCTACCCGGTTTTAGTGTAGATGTTTGAGTATCAGTTAAAGTTATTCTAATTGCACCATCAGTTGAAGGTGTTACCAATGTTGGATTAAGATTGACACTTACACTACTACCAGCGTGTTTCCTCATTTGTGCCGTAAAAGAATAATTAGTTAAATCAATACTATCATTTGATGGATCAGCTAGATTAAAAACTTGAGAAAAATCAGCTCCTTGATTAATTACAATATTACTAACATATACAGCAGCCATTTACTTCAATATATTGTTATCTAATTAGTATTTAGGGATATATTTATGTAAGTCTGTTCAAAATCTCCTTTAAAGCACCTTTAATATCTTCAATATCTTTTTTCATATTATTGAGTTCATTTTTTTCTTCTTTGACAATCTTAGAAGATTCTAAGTAACTTCTATATCCAACGGTGTCCATGTTAACTATGGCTCCCGTTTTTTCATCACGATATAAATTTGAATGACCTTCTACTCTAATCATATTATGCTAATGCGATAGTTCTTAAATCTGTAATCTTAGGATAATAAGCCTGATTATTGCCAGACATCATTATCTTTATTGCATATCCAACAAATTGATCTAAATTGTCAGCAGTGAATACATATTCACTATATTGACCATCAGAATTTGGTGGTACAAATGAATCGGGTCTTCCATCATTTTTTGCCGGATCGATAACAATTCCTTTAGAACTAAAGTTTTTATATCCTGGGAATAATTCAAAAGTTTGTTCTATGGAAGTTGAATCTTCTCTTATCAGTTTATAGGCAACTCTAAAATCTGAAGATTCATGTCGATATGCTGCTACAATAACTTTTAATGATGTTGATGGAGTTTTGAGTAATATATCCTGAGAAATATATACTGAAGAATGGGGATCTTTATCGATAGTTTTAATTAAATTATTTGAACTATATGATTCAGAACCAAATGGTTGATTTAATCTATTGCTAATAAATTCTGTAGAAGAACCTCCATTTAAATAAATTATTGGAGATAGATTTTCATTATTGGAAGTTAATGTTAAATTAGTTGTAAATGATTTATTTCTAGGTAAACCTGTCAGGTATTCATCTTCATTTACTTTAGATGCAACCATTCTGACACTTCTCAACGTATTATATCTGTTCAAAGCAACATTTTGATATCCATTATCAACAAATGAAGCTTCATTTCCACTTACACTCGTGCCAGTTGTTGTCCTTATAGATGCAGAAATATCTGTGGATACAGATTCATTTCCTCCAACAGGAGTAATAAAATCATAAGTTGGAATTACTGCATTAAATAAAATATTTTCTGAAGATAATACATTATTTCCTCCTGCAAACTCATCAGAACTAAATGATACTTGAGGTGCTCCTGAAAGACTACCATCAGAACTTCTATTTGCACCATTGGTGCTTGATCTATCAATTTCTATGTAATAACTATCTGCCTCAAGTCCTAAAGAAGAAACTGTATGAATAGGATTGTTTATTCTTCTTAAAGAAATTCCATTCAATTCATACTTTGTAATAACATCACCAGAATTATGTGCAGAAGCAATTGTATTATCTACTCCTCTACCACCATTTTCTGAAGTATCAATTGATATTATACCAGTTCCAACAGAAATATATTTTATAATTTCACTACCAATAATCGCATATCCAGGATTACTGGTACTAACATCAAATCCTTCAAATTTAGCAAATCCTGCTGTTGAGGCAACACTTACATTACCAGTTACAGTATCGGTCATATTACCTAAAATTGTACTTGGATCTGTATTTGGTTCTACACCACTTAACTTAACTTTATTGGTAGAAGAATACATTCCATGATTAAAATGATTAACCTTTAAATAATTTCCATTGTTTAATCCACCATCAAAAGATAATGATAAAATATTAATATCATTACTTCCACCATCATCAGCATTTGTAATAGTACCATTATTGGCATAATATTTTAAATCACCACCAATATCATTAAAAGAATTATCTCCTTGAATATTATCAACAAAAATCATATTTCTATTACCACCACCGGTAATTACTATTTGAGCACCAGATCCTGTTGCACCAGTAACTGTGCTTGTAACAATACCAACTACATCACCTACTTGATAACCAACACCCGCATGACCTGATACAATAGCAGCTGCTGAAATTGCACCATTGGTTTCGGTTATATTTAATTTCAATCCAGATCCTTTTCCGGTAATATTAAAGGTGTCAACTGAAGTATCACTAACATAATTGGAACCACCTAATCCTTCTACAGGAGCAGCACTTGAAACTACTGATCCTATTCCTGTAATTACTGCAGATCCAACACTATTTGGAGATGCAATTTTTCTTCCAGCAACAAGTGTTGTATCAAGATAATTAGATGTCGTAATACCAATTTTTCCAGTTTTTGATAATGTTC